TTTCTCGATAATGTTTGCGAGAAAAAACTTGAACCGTTTATCGATAAATGCTATGCTGAACTTGCTGAGCATATGTATGCTTACGAGCAGAAGATGTTTATGGCTCGCGAGGTTATTGCTGATAAAGGTATATGGGTTGCTAAGAAAAGATATATTCTTAACGTATATGATAACGAAGGTGTACGATATAATGAACCTCAGCTTAAGATGATGGGTATCGAAGCTGTACGTAGTTCAACCCCTACTTCTTGTAGAGATAACATTAAGAAATCCCTAAATATAATAATGAACGAGGATAATAAAGCTTTAAATAAGTTCCTCGTTAGTTTTGAAGGTGAGTTTAATAATTTACCTTTTGAAGATATTGCTTTCCCCCGTGGGGTGAATAAGATTGCTGATTATTCAGATAATGTAACCTTGTATAGAAAAGGTACACCTATTCACGTTAAGGGAGCTATTGTCTATAATAACTTCCTAAAAGAGAAAGGCAAGGATAAACTCTTTGCAACTGTAAACGAAGGTGATAAG